TCACGCAGCCTCGCGTTTGGGGTACGGCTGGATCGGCAGGCGTAGGCGTTTGCGCCAGGGCTGCTTCAGGAACAGCACGTAGCGGAACTGGCGGAACTGATGCCGGGTGGCCCGGTGAAGGTTCTCCCGGAGGTGCTGGGCGCGGCCGCCTTGGTTGCGATGCGCTGTCAGCATCAGGACGTGATACCAATCATTGTCCAGGTGCCAGAAGGTGGTCAAGTGGCTGCCGCAGAACTGAAAGTTGCTGGCCTGGTAGACCACCCCCAACCCGCCGCAGCGTTCGTCGGCAAAGCTCTGGACCCAGGCCACGGTCGGGCAGGCGCGGCGGATGTATTTCACCGCATAGCTTATTGCCTGGCTTTCCGTATTGCGCGGGCAGGCGTCGTCAAGCCACATCCTGTTGAGCTCCAGATATTCGCCGACCTTGGTCCCTTCCACCACCCTGCCGGCCAAGTGCGGGTTCAGGGCGTAGCCGAATTGGAGCACACCCCGAAAGTGCCCCTGATGGTAAACGCCCAGGTGCACGTAGCTGTTATTGACCACTCGCTTGGAATAATGCTTGGCCACGATGGTTTCCCGTGCCCTGGCCGCCGGGATGGCGGCCAGGTAGAGGTCGTGCTTGCCGAACCCTTGCACCCCGGTTTCGCCTATCAGGTAGCCCGGTTGGTCACCGGTCGGCGGTTCATACGGACTCGGTTTCGGCGGATGATACGGTCTGGCCATGGGTGCGCTCCCTGGGGGAGGCTCCATGGCCTTCTGTGATGGGGCTCGCGGCCCTCACGTGGTTGATGGTATGGCAGCGGGGACATTTGATTTCGATGGTCCCGGTGCCTTTGGCCAGTAAACGTCCGCATTGTCCGCAACGTATCTCCATGATTACCTTTACAGGTTAGGCCGGAAGCTGTAGCCCTCTAACGCCCGCGCGGGCTGGAGCGCGGCTTCGGCCGTGGCGCGATGTTCACGCATCGCGTCGGTGGGGCGGTGGCCGCCGCCCTGCCGCTCCTCTTTGTAACACCTCGTTCGTCTTACTCCCCCATCGATCAAATAGCTGACCCGGCGTCATTGGCGGGGACCGGCGGCCAGGCCACCGACTCCACGGCGGCCGTCACGGCGGTTGGCGTCCCGGCCGCCTCGACGGCCCGCTTGCCGGCCAGACGCGCCAGCTCAACGGCGTCGCCATACGTCCACCAGGCGTCGGCCATGGCCACAATGGTGCGGGCCACTGCTTCCGGCGTGTCGGCCGTGATGCCGACCTCGCCGTAGACGGCCGGAAAGGCGGCCTCAAAGGCGGCCAGCGCCGCAGGCTCCAAAGGAACCTGCCCCGATGCACACGCGGCCAAGTAGGCCCGGGCCTGGCCCTCCTTGCGCTGGTAGCGGGCCATTTGGGCCGACCCTGGCGTAATCACCTGATTGCATCGCAGTTCCGCCATGTTATCGATCCGGTCACAGGCTTCGGCACGGAGCCGATCCAGGTCGACCGCCGGCACAGGCCGCCAATCCCCGAATGTCGGGCACCCGGCCGGCAGGGGCACAACCGTGACGCCGGTCAGGGTTGCGGCCATGATGCGAGACAGAAGGGAGTCCTCGGCCCGAAGAATGGCGTACTCGCCATCGTAAGAGACCGGTTCGGCCGTCACGTTGCCTTCGGCGTCGATCACGGCCGGGGTCTGGATGACGCGCCCGACGTATTGCAGCGCGTGGTCATGGCTGGCCGTGATGAAATCGCCATCCGGGGTGGCGAGGCCAAACGACAGGAGGGCGGCGACCAGAGCATCAATGGATGCGCATTTCAGACAAACGTCGTATTGCATAAGCCCCCCTTACGCCGACATCGACAGCGCCGTTGCGTCGGCCAGCGCCCGGTTGTGTAGCTGGATAGATTTGATGGTTCCTCGACCAGGTCGCCGTCCGTCATGCGGCGGCGGTAGTAAGCGCTGTCCGGCACGGCCACGGCGGCGGCGTCGGTGATATGGCGGCGCGGCATGCCCTCCATGGGCACGCGCAGGCCCTGGGCGGCCTTGACGGTTATGGTCGTGGGGGTCACGGGGTATCTCCTTTGAGGGTGACCAGGTCGGCGGCGTCGGCCACGCCGTCGTCGGGCTGCAAGTGGTAATCGAGGCCCACACGCTCCAGCAGGGGCGGCTCGGGCGTTTCCAGTTCGCGCAGGCGCAGCGGGTAGATGGTGTGCCACTCCAGGGCGAAGGCGGACACGGCCTGGCCCTTGAGGCTGGCGCTCACCAACGTGCGGGCGCGGCCCGGCACGAAGGGGTCGATGGGAAGGCCCAGGTCCTGAAACGTGAGCAATCGGCGCACGTCCTCGATCATGCGGTAGGTGCCGACGTGCTTGCCGTCGCCCTGGCGGGTGGCCGTCTCGGAGCGCAGGTTCCTGGCCCCGACCAGCACCACGAAGGTGGCCGGAATGTGCCAGACGTCGCGGCTGGTGCTGGCCGGCTTGCCGGGACCGTCGTGGCCGAAGCACACCCACATGGCCGGGAAGCGCCGCACCACCTGGTCCAGGCCCTCGTCGAACTCGCCGCCGTAGGTGGCGACGGTCGGCTTGTAGGGCAGGTCCGCCACCGCGAGTGCATCCAGCACATGGCTAATGGTGGTCTTCTCGTGAATGTGCTTGGTCTGCACGTCGCCGACCAGCCGGTCCTTGATCCTGTCGATGAGTCCCGCTTTGCTCATGTTCCTTTTCCTCCACGGTTACATGGTCATTCCGGCCTGGATTCTCCGAGCCTCGGTGACGTAGTTGGCGGTCATGGCCCCGGCCGAAGCCGCCCGGTTGATGAGGTCAGACAGCGCTTCGGCCTTCTTCTTCCAGCCTAACGCTTGGGCTTCGGCGCTTCGCAACACCCGCATGGGCACCACCCGATCCGCCGTAGCGTCGCAGGGCGCCACGCTCCGACTGGCGCAGTTACCGCACAAGCTCTCGCCGCCGAGAGCCAGGGGCAAACCCACGTGGCCGCATTCCGTGCATTTGCAAGACTGCTTGCCGTCCATACTGCCCCCGCTGGCCGGTCTACGGCCGATCCTGGTCCAGATGTTCCACCAGCCGGATACTGGCTGCGGCGATTTTTACCGCCTGCTGACGAGCCTTGTCGTAATGCCCATTGAGCATGGACCTGCAGACGTTCGCGCTGGCATTTGCGACAGCTCCCGCCAGCAGAAAAGCCATATCGTCTTCCGGGGGCATGGCCGGCAGCCGCTCCAGCTCCCGCACCACTTCGATGGGCAATGACGCGCCCATCACAGCACCGCGATATCCAGGGCGATGGGCGCATAGCTGTCGTCATCCCGGCGCTCGTAGACCCGCAGGAGCTTTTTCGAGCCAATCACCTGCAAGCTGTCCGCGATGGCCTCCATGGCCTCCCGCCAGCGTTTGTCCTGGATGTCGAGCTTGCGCAGGCCAAGGATTGCGCCGGTGTTGACGCGTCCTTCCGTGTCCACGGCGAAGGCCTGATTGATGATGGCCTTGATCTCTTCGGTGCTCCCCTTGGCCCATTCGGTCAGGCATTCGTCGACCAAGGACTTCGCGACCTGCAACCGTTCATCAAAGGACAGGTGGTCGCTGATCTGAAGCTGCACCTTGTATCGGCCATCGAAGCTCATCAGGGTGATGTTGCCCTTGAGGCCGCCGCGTTTGGCCCCGTATTTCTCGGCCGACAGGTCGGCGAAGGCCTGAATGTCGCCCAGGGTGTTGGCGCGAAAGGTCCGCAACACCGCCTGCGCGTCCTTGGCAGCGCCCACGATGCCGCGCACCAGGTCATCGCGCAGCTTGTCCACCTCCTTGACCTTGCCGACCGGGATCAAGTGCTTTTTGGCGTCTTCCATGTACCCTTCGGGGATGCTCGTTTCGCTCATGACTCCTGTTCCTCCTTCTCGAACCGGGCCAGGATGGCCCGGCAGTTTTCAATGATTTTGGCGCGGACGGCCGGTTGGTAGGGGTCGCGCTCCATAAAGGCCCGGACCAGCCGGCAGGCCGCATTGCGCTCGACCTCGAAGGGATCGGTGGCATCCTGGGGAGGATACGGCGTGTTCACCGTGTCCTTGGCCCGCAACGTGGCCCGAAAAAGGTACGTCGCCCCATCCCGGCCGTGGCGTTCGACAAAGCCCTCTTCAAGGAGCCATTGCCCGTATTTCCGAACATGGGTGTAGGAAACCCGAGACACCTGGGCGATGCCCGTCCAGGAAAACCCCGGCTTTGCCGACCGGATAGCCCGCCAGGCCCGCTGGTAGAACTCCCCACTGCGAAGCCTGGCCTTGGGGTTGTAGGCGTACTTCCCGTCTTCAATGCGCGTCAGTTCCGCCCGCTTGATGAGGTCATTTATACGGGAGCGCAGCCGGGCCTTGGCCGGCTCGTTGTCCAACCCCATTGCCTCGTAAAGCAGGGCGTTGGTGACCGGCTCCTTGCCGTTGATCGTCAGGCCCTGGATGACCAACCGCAGGCGGTCCATCTCCTCGGTTCTCATGCCCGCCTCCAGCTCTTTTGCTTCTGGATCGCCGCCACCATGGCCGCGTCGGCCTTGTCGGTTTCGCGGGCCTTGGCCGCCTGTTCCAGCATCTGCACCATGTTGCGCACCAGCCGCATGTCACCGTCCGAAGTGGCCCGGACCATGGCGCAGGCTTCGGGCGTCAAGTCGAGGCCGGCGGCTTCGAAGGCAAAGGCGGCGATGTCGCCTTCATCCACGGGGCCGAAGGCCACTTCCTGGGTCACGCGGGACCAGATGCGGCGGCGCTTGGACAACAGCCCGATAAGTTCCTCTTCCCCGATGAGGAGGATTGCCGCCCCGGTGGCCTCATGGATGTCGCGCAAGTCCTCGATCCGCCCGAAGGCCAGCCGGTCGGCTTCGTCCATGTAGATGGTGGCGGCCTGGCCCTGTTTGCGCCGTTTCTCCAGAACTTCGACAATCCGCACTTTGCAGGCGTGGGCCGAACGCGGCGCTAGCGCACCCGTGACCTCAAAGCACAGCTTCCCGAGGAAGGCGGCCTGCGTCATGTCTTCCCATGCGGAAAGGAACACCCCGCCGCGCTCGGCCTGGCTGTTGCGAGCGGCAAACGTCTTGCCCCGGCCGGCCTGGCCCCAAGCCACGACAATGCCGGGCTGGCCTCGCTCGGTATCCTCGACAGTCAACACGGCCCGCTGAAAAGCGGCTACGTTGCCCGTCTCCACAAAAACCGATTTCATGCGTCTCCTCCCCCGTTGGCGGCCTTGCGACGGCGCTCGTAGACCGTGCGCAAGCGCGCGTAACGTCCAGCCGCGCAGGCCGCGTATTCCTCGGTTTGCTCATAGCGGGCCATCCATGCGGCGTCGGCCTCACGCAGGACCAAGCCGTCACGAACGGCCAAATTGAAAAGGTATTCGTAGCGGTCGAGTTCATTGACGATGGTGGCCATCTGCGCCGGCGGCACATAAGCCGGGGTGGCTTCGATCTTGGCCCTGGCCGCGATCTTGGCTGCTTCGATGCTCTTGACGTTCGGGGCTTTCGGTTCCGGCAGGGCGGGCGTTTCGGCCTTGCCAGCCGCCACCAGGCGCATGCGGGTCTGTGTTTCCGGCAGCACGACGGTATTCAGGAACTCTCTGGCGTTGGCCGTGACTTGGTTTTCCAAGGCCTTCTTGTAAGCAATCTCGCTCGTCAGAACGGCCTGGTCGTCTGCGGTCCCGAGGATGCGGGCGGCCGGATGGACCTTCGGCACGGGCGTGGCCTCGCAGATCAGATTCTTTCCGGACTGGTCGTAGACGAGCACCGATCGCCGGTCCTGGTCGTCGAAGCGCACCAGCACGGGATGGCGCAGGCTGTGCAAGAAGGGATGACGATAGGACTGCCCGAAAAGGCCCACGCCGTTGCGGTCGATGGTGCGGACCACTTTGGAAAGCATGCACAGCCGCAGCTTAAGCAGATCGGCTTCGCCAAGGCCGGGACCGGCCCCGGCAGCAAACGCCTCGGCCGGAGCTTTGCCGGTCAGGTGGCCCCGCTGGGGGCGTTCGGCATAGGCATCGAACCAACTGGCAATGGCGGTATGGGCTTCCTCAAGGGTCAGTGGCCGGCCGCCGGATGCCTCATAGACTTTGCGGTGGAGCTTCTCCCCGCGCATGAGGCGCGGTGGCTTGGATTCTATGGACGTGCCGACATAGGACGGTATCCAGCGTTCAAGCTCGCCGAACGTCTTAAAAAAGCGTTCAATGGTCTTGGACTGACCGTGGTAGGGCCAAGCGAAAAGCGGGGCTATGCCGAGTTCCTGAAATACGCCGCCAAGGCCACTTTGCTTCAGGTCCACGCCGTTGAAAAACTTGCTCCGGAAGGCCCGCCCGTTGTCCAGATAGGCCACCTTCGGAAACATTCCGAGTCGCAGGCAGGCCCGGCGCAGGGCCGAGGCGATGGCTTGCGTGTTTTCCGTGGGCAGGATTTCCCAGCCAAGCGGGTAGCTGGATGCCATGTCGAACCACAGCACCAGTTCCATGCGCGCCCCCTTGCCGGTCTCCGGGTCGAGAATCTCGAAATTGAGGGCATGGCCGTCGGCCACCAGGATGTCGCCCACGCTGATTTTCGAATAATCGCGCTCGATATACGGGCAACAGTCGTCGTTCCAGGCCTTGGCTCCCTCGCGGGCGTAGACCCATTCCCCGTAATTGAGGGTCATCCACTTGCGCAGGTAGCGGTACAGCGTGATTTCGGCGCAATCAGGTAAGCCGGCGGGCTTAAATGCCTCGCGGGCCATGCGACAGACTTCGGAAAGACAATGCTTGTTGGGATGGCGGACCAGGGCGAGCAAAATTTGGGCGTGTCGTTCGGTTACAACCGGCTCCACGCGCACGCCGCCGCGCGTGTCGGCCAGGGCCAGGGCCGAACCCGTGCGGCGCATGGCGGTCTTCCAGCGTTCCAGGGACTGGACGGACACCTTGTCCCCAAGGATGTCCTTGATCTGGGGCCACACGCCCCCCCGGTAGGCGGCGACGAACTCCTTGCCTGCCTGTCCCTTGCGGGCCGCCTTGGCCAGGGCCTCGGAGTAGAGGCGCACCAGATCGGCTTTAGCCAGGGCCTTGCGGCGTTGATCCTCGGTCAGATTGGTATCGGCGGCCACGGCGGCGGGGAGATTGGCCCCCTCGTAAGCGGTAATGGCGTCCTGGATGTCCTCGGGCAGGGAGGCGGCGAGGTAGGCCTTTTCCCGCCAAGCTTTGCCCGAGCCGGCTTGTGCCGCGCAAGCCCACCCAGCCTTGCTTGCGCGGCTATTGACAGCCCGAGGTGTCAGACCCAGGGCATCGGCCAATTCACTTGCTGTGTATGCGTCCTTCATTGTGCCGCCATTTGTCCGCTTGAAAGAGTTCCTCGTGTAACTTTCGGCTGCTCATCAGGCCGGACGCGCCATCGTCCGACGACCGCCCGCATGGGGCGGTTTCGCAGGGATCAACCGACAGGACCATCTCCAACGGTGCGCGATTTTATGCGACTGATGATTTCATCGTTTTTGTAGACGACCTGCGTTTCAACCCCACACATAGCCAGTAGAGCTGCACGGACAGCACTTTCTGGCGTCTTATTTTGCCTCAAAAGTTGGGCAATCTGCCGCATCTCTTCTGCTTTTCCTGTCAGCCTCTTTCGTTTGCTCATTGCATCACCTCCAAGAGCGTATGGCCCTGTTCCTGGCATCTGCGACGTAAGGCGACATGGGCGGCTCGGAAACCGTCCCGCGTGAGACAGAAAAAAACGCCCTCCGACGCATCCTCGAACGCATCAATGTCGAACTGTCCTTTTTCAAAGAAAGGCTTCTCGTCGGCAGGAGCCGCCACAAGATAGCCGACCAATCCGCTGGCCGGTTCGACGGACAAATCAGGGACGCCGCAAAGCTTGGGATCCACTCGCCACATGTCCATGACCATTTGCATTGTTTGTCCTCCCCCTTGATTTGATATTTTCCGCGCCCCCGCAGGGGATGGCGATCGTGTCGCTCTGCCTCTCGCGCGGGGTTGACTGGCGATCTTGCCGCTCGGCCCCGGCTGCCGCGAAGGCACGGAAATTCCTGGCAGCCTAGGCCGCGTGCTTGCCTTTCATGTCCGCCGGCAGATCGAGCAACCGGGCAGGGCAACCGGCGTCCAGCAGCGCTTGAAGCGCCCGGCGGTTGTTGCGCTTCCCGTGGATGGTGTCAGACACCAGCGAATGCGAAACCTCGGCTTTGCGCGCGATTTCAATCACTTTGATCTTCTTCTCGGCCATCCAGCCTTTGATTTTGTTGCCTGCGCGTTTCATAATTCCGCCTCGATTTTCCGCTTTCGCTCACGGAGCGCCTTGATCTCCCGCTCGGTGTGGGCCAGCTCCAACAGCTTCGCGTCGTCGCCGTCGATGATTCGCCACCCCAGACCGTGCGACCGAGCTAGGATGTCGAGAGGCTCGACTGCACCAAACACATGGCAAAAGAGGTTCAGTGCCCGAACGCTCGGCACGTAGTCCGCTTCCTTGGGGTTGAGCCACTTTTCAAAGGTGGCCAGCCCAAGCTCTTTGGCGCTGCCGGCCGCCAGCCGCACACCGAACCGCTTGGCCGCTTCATTCAACCGGTCAACGGCCTCCGCCCGCGACAGCCCGGCCGCTTGGATGATCCGATCCATGGACACCGCTATGTCCGCGTCCGGATTAAGCTCGACCAGTTCGAGCAGGCTGAGGCGTCGCGAGTGGGCAGCCAATTCCGATTGCTCCGATCCAAAGTTTTCGGGCCGCCGGACATTGAGGATTATTGCCGGCCCTGGTAGCTACGTTCGTAACGGTGACATTCGTCACCCCGTGAGAAGAGAATTAAGCTAAAATTTTATAGCTATCAAGCTCGAATTTGATTTCCGAGCATGTTTTAGCTTGATTCCGTCACGTTCGCGCTTAACACGGTGCTTTTAATGAACAATTCGCAAGACAAAGACTTCACGGCAATTTCCGAGCATATTTCCGAGCAAGGCCGGGATGCTGGGAAATTTGAGGAACGCCTGAAGCGAATTTTCATAGCGTGCGGAGTGCAAAAAGATTCCGAGCTGGCCAGGATTCTGGACATCAAGCCCCAATCAATAACCGCAGCGAGGAAAAGGCAGCAGATACCGTCAGGCTGGATTGAATTCGTCGCTGAAAATCGTCATATTTTAGCTGATTGGCTCTTCTTCGGCACCGGCCCAATGCGCCGGGGAGAAGCCACAAAAGAGGCCCCAGCGTCGGCACCCGCGCCTGCGGAAGCGTTTTTGACCGCCCCGCAGGAAGAGTTCCGGATGTCGGATATGCTGACCAAGACGGCCGAGGTGCTGGAGTCCGACACAATCTACCGGACAGCATTAGCCAGCAATATAAACGCATTCCATCAAGCAGTGAGAAGCGAGCGGACGCTCGCGCGCATCGAAGAGAGGATGGCAGAATGGGAGGCGAAGGCGGACGCAATGGTGAAGCGCATGGAAGAGTTAGAGAGAGAGAACAGAGAATTGAAACAGCGGCTGGAGCCAACCGGCAGGGACAAGGCGGTGGGTGCGGAGGGGTAAACTGATTATTGTATCAAAATGGCTTGCGGGCTCTTTTTTTATGTCCAGTGTATTAGACGATTTGATATTGTGTTCATGTTTCGAGTAGATGCTCGCCCGCTATCTCATTTTGCCTGATATTTTTGCCCCCATTCAGGCCGTTTTTTTCATCTTGCCCCCCAGGCCTCACGCGCGCTTGGCCAAGGCCCCAAAGCCCACGCCAGTCCTACGTTTAGCCTACGTTCGTCCTATCCGATCCAGCCCCCACGCCATTTCTCATTTTGCCTGACTCCCCATACAGGGGGAAGTAGGGGATGGAAAGCGGCGTGCGGGAGCCGCATTCCCCCTGCCCCGCAGCCGTAGCATCTTTCGTCCTGGAGCCAGCAGAATCGGCAGCCGGCTGCATATCGATCTTGCTATTGCGCTTGATTCCCGCCTAAAAACAACGCGACCATTTGACCGAACACCCATTGACGGCCGGGCTTTGACGCATCGCCCGGCGCGCCTTTGCATAAGGATGATTCATGACCTCCGAGACCCATGCCCAGCTTGTCGGCTTTATTTGGAGCATCTGCAATCTGCTGCGCGGCCCGTACAAGCGCAACGAGTACCGCAAGGTGATCCTGCCGCTCACCGTCCTTCGTCGCTTCGACTGCCTGCTGGCCCCGACCAAGGCGGAAGTGCTCAAGCAGTACCAGACACTTGAAGGCAAGCCGGAAAACATCGTCCGCAGCCTGCTCCAGAAGGTGACAGGCCATCAGTTTTACAACACCTCGAAGCTCGATTTCCCTAGGCTTCTGGATGATCCCAATCAGTTGAGCCAGAACCTCGCCAGCTACATCGCCGCCTTCTCGCCCAACGTCCGGGCTATCATGGAGAAATTCGCCATCGACCAGCAGATTGCCAAGATGGCCGAGAAAAATCTGCTTTTTGCCGTCATCAAGGCCTTTTGCGACGAACGCCTCGATTTGTCCCCTGACAAGGTGGACAATCTGCAAATGGGCTATGTCTTCGAGGAGCTTATCCGGATCGGCGCGGAACAGGCCAACGAGGAGGCCGGGGAGCATTTCACCCCGCGCGAGGTCATCAAGCTCATGGTCAATTTGCTCCTTTCGCCGGAGCAGGACCTGGGCCGCAGCCATGTGGTGAAGACCATCTTCGACCCGGCCTGCGGCACCGGCGGCATGTTGTCCGTGGCCGAGCGCTACATCCGCGCGCTCAACGCCGAAGCCGATCCGCACCTGTTCGGCCAGGACTGGAACGACGAGGCCTGGGCCGTGTGCAAGGCGGATATGCTCATCAAGGGCGACGACGCCGACAACATCAAGCTTGGCAACAGCTTCACCGAAGACGCTTTTGATCGCAACTCCGAAGGGCACAAGATCACCTTCGATTACATGCTGGCCAATCCGCCTTTTGGCGTCGAGTGGAAGCAGCAGGCCAAGTTCATCGAAGCCGAGCGGGACAGCCTGGGCCATGACGGACGTTTCGGAGCCGGCACGCCGCGCATCAACGACGGGTCGTTGCTTTTTCTCCAGCACATGCTGTCCAAGATGCGCGCCCCGGCCGACGGCGGCAGCCGCATCGGCATCGTCTTCAACGGGTCGCCGCTTTTTACCGGCGACGCGGGCAGCGGCGAGAGCAGCATTCGTCAGTGGATCATTGAAAACGATTGGCTGGAAGCCATTGTCGCCCTGCCGGACCAGCTATTCTATAATACCGGCATCGCCACCTACATCTGGATTCTGACCAACCGCAAGGAAGCGGCGCGCAAGGGGAAGGTGCAACTCATCGACGCCAGGCGCTTTTTCGTGAAGATGAAAAAGAGCCTGGGCAACAAGCGCAACAAGATCGGGGACGCCGACGAGGGCGAACCGGACCAGATCGGCGACATTGCCCGCATTCACGGTGATTTCCTGGACGGCGACACGCGCGTTTTGGGGACCAACGGCGAGGCCAAGACCGTCGTTGTCGGCAAGGTGTTCGACAACGAGGATTTCGGCTTTCGCAAGATCACGGTGGAGCGGCCCTTGCGGCTCAACTTTCAGGCCAGCCCGGAGCGCATCGCGCGGCTGGACGAGGAAACCGCCTTTCGCAATCTGGCCGTCAGCACCAAGAAGAACGATGCCGTCCGGTTGCAGGAGATCGAGGCCGGCAAGAAGTGCCAGGAGGCCATCCGGGCCATGCTGCGGGCTTTTGGGGAAGCAAACAAGCAAAAGCGCTTTATGGATCGGGAAGCGTTTCTGGCTGCGCTCAAGAAATTCGACCGCGCCCAGGGCGTCGGCTTGGCCGGTCCCGAGCGCAAGGCCATCTTGGCCGCCTTGTCCGAGCGCGACGAAGCCGCCGCCGTCTGCCGCGACAGGGCCGGCAATCCCGAGCCGGACAGCAGCCTTCGCGACACCGAGTGCGTGCCGCTCAAGCAGGACATCGAGGACTATTTCCGCCGCGAAGTGCTGCCCCATGTGCCGGACGCCTGGATCGACCACGCCAAGACCAAGATCGGCTACGAGATTCCGCTGAACCGGCATTTCTACCGCTACGAGCCGCCGCGCCCGCTGGAAGCCATTGAGGCCGACATCAAGGCCCTGGAAGCGGATATCGTGGCTATGCTGCGGGAGGTGACGGCGTGACCGCTGACCTGCTCCCCGCGCCGGCTGGCGGCGAATTCTTGCTCTACCAGACCGAGGACGGCCGCGCCCGCATCCAGGTCCGCTTCGAAGCCGGCACGGTCTGGCTTTCCCAGCGGCAGATGGCCGAGCTGTTTCAGACCACCGTGGCCAATGTGAACACGCATCTGCGCAATATCTTTGCGGACGGCGAACTTGCGTCCGAGGCAGTTGTTAAGGAATCCTTAATAACTGCAACCGATGGGAAACGTTACAAAACGAAGTTTTATAACCTCGACGCCATCCTGTCCGTCGGCTACCGGGTCCGTTCCCACCGGGGCACGCAGTTTCGCCAATGGGCCACCCAGCGGTTGCGGGAGTATCTGGTCAAGGGGTTCGCCCTGGACGACGAGCGGTTGAAGGAACCGGCCGGGGCAACTTATTTCGATGAACTGCTGGCCCGCATTCGGGATATCCGGTCCAGTGAGCGGGTGTTCTGGCGCAAGGTGCTGGATATCTACGCCACCAGCATCGACTATGACCCTTCCGTCGAGGCCTCCAAGCGTTTTTTCGCCACCGTGCAAAACAAGATGCACTATGCTGCCCACGCCCACACCGCCGCCGAGGTCATCAGTCTTCGCGCCGACGCGAACGCTCCCAACATGGGGTTGACCGCCTTTGCCGGGGTGAAGCCGAGGCAGCAGGACGCGGAAGTGGCCAAGAACTACCTGCTCCCGGACGAACTTGAAGCGCTCAATCGGATCGTCATGGCCTATCTGGAATTCGCGGAACTGCAAGCGCTTAACCGCACCCCCATGTATATGCGGGACTGGATAGCCAAGCTGGATGATTTTCTGCGCTTGAGCGGCAGGGAGGTGCTGGAGCACGCCGGCAAGGTGAGCCACACCCAGGCCTTGGATAAGGCGCGTGGCGAATATGAAAAGTACCGCCTTGCCCACGCAGGCGACGTGACGCCGGTTGATCGGGATTTCGAGGCAGCCGCCAAGGCGCTGGACAAGGCGGGCAAGGCACGGCCGCGCCGAGGCAAGAAGGGAGGGGATGCGTCATGA